AACTCAAAGATATTCTATGTAGCACCAACTTATAGAATGTCTAAAGAGATTATGTGGAAACAACTTAAAAGACTTACTACTGAAAAGAGATGGATTAAATATGCTAATGAAACAGAACTATCTTTAGTGCTTAGGAATGGTTCACAGATAAGTTTAAAAGGTGCAGATAAATCACCAGACAATTTACGAGGAGTGGGATTAGATTTCTTATTGCTTGATGAGTATGCAGATATACCAGTTGAAGCTTGGACAGAAGTTCTAAGACCAACTATTTCAGATAAGCACGTTACTGGTAATGTATTGTTTATAGGAACACCAAGAGGATTTGGTAACTGGTCTTATGAGATATACCAGAAGGGATTAGGAGATGACCCTGAGTGGAAATCATTTAAGTACACAACATTAGATGGTGGTCAAGTTGATGCAGAAGAAATAGAACAAGCAAAGAAAGATTTAGACGAGAGAACATTTAGACAAGAATATTTAGCTTCATTTGAAACATACTCAGGAGTTGTTTATTACAACTTTGATAGAGAACAAAATGTTCAAGAATGTAAGTACGACAAAGATGCTATTATTCATATTGGCTTGGACTTTAACATAGACCCAATGTCAGCTTGTCTATTCCATGTTAAGAATGGCATAGCATATATCTTTGATGAGATAGTTATTTATAGTTCTAATACTGATGAGTTTATTGATGAATTATTATCTAGGTATAACAAATCTAAAATGATTGTTTACCCAGACCCAGCATCAAGACAACGTAAAACTTCAGCAGGTGGTAGAACAGATCTTACTATCTTGCAAAACTCAGGATTAAATGTTAAATGTAAATCTACTCATGCTTTAGTGCGAGACAGAATTAATGCAGTCAATAGTAAACTTAAAGCATTTGATGGAAAGAGAAGTATTTTTATTAATCCTTCTTGCAAAACACTAATTAATAGCTTAATGAAACAAGTTTACAAAGAAGGAACAAATCAACCTGAAAAGAACAATGGTTACGATCACATGACTGACGCATTAGGTTACGCAATAGAATACTTATTTCCAATCACTTCAAATTTACCTAAATCAGAACCTAAAAGATTTTCATAATGGCTTACACAAGAAAAGATATAGAACAGCAACACACACAATACAAAGGTATGATGCCAAGATGGGAATATTACATCAGATCATATTTAGGTGGTAAAGAATACCAAGACGGAAAGTTCTTACAAGAATACCAATTAGAATTAGAATCAGAATACTTTAAAAGACTTGCTTACACACCACTAGACAATCATGCTAGAAACGTAATTGATATTTATTCATCATTCCTATTTAGAGTTCCACCAACTAGAGAACTTGGAACATTACAAGACGACCCTTCAGTAGATCAATTCTTAGACGATTGCGATTATGAAGGTAGAACATTTGATGCTCTAATGAGAGAGATACAAAACTATGCTTCTGTTTATGGACATTGTTGGGTAATCGTGGACAAACCATCTACAAATGTAATGACACGTGGAGAAGAATTAGAACAAGGCATTAGACCATATCTAAACATCTACACACCAGAAAACATATTAGACTGGAGATATGCAAGATCACCACAAGGATATTACTACTTAGAATATTTAAAGATTAGAGAATCAATAGAAGATGACAAAGAAGTTTATAAGATTTGGTATGAAGATAGAATTGATACAGTATTCTTACCAACAGCAAATAGAGATGAACCAAAATTAGTAGAGTCAGTTCCTAATCCTATTGGAAAGATTCCTGCTGTTATTTTATACAATCAAAGATCACCTATGAGAGGTTTAGGAGTTTCTGATTTAACTGACATAGCTGACTTACAAAAATCTATTTACAATGAATTATCTGAGATTGAACAAATTATTAGAATATCAAATCACCCAAGCTTAGTTAAAACTAGAGATACTGAAGCTGTTGGTGGTGCAGGTTCTATTATAGAAATTCCTGATAACATTGATGCTAATTTAAAACCTTACATCTTACAACCAAGTGGAAGTAATTTAGATGGTGTAATTAAATCTATCATGCACAAAGTAGATGCGATTAATAGATTATCTCATGTAGGGGCTATTAGAGCAACTGGTGAAAGAATACAATCTGGCATAGCACTTAGAACTGAGTTCCAATTATTAAATGCTAGACTTGCACAGAAAGCAAAACTAATGGAACTTGCAGAAGAACAAATTTGGAGACTATTTGCATTATGGCAAGAGACAGTATTTGATGGAGAGATTATGTACCCAACTACATTTGACATTAGAGACTGGGCAACTGATTTAGAATTATTACAACAAGCTAAAGCTTCTAATATTAAATCAACTACATTTACAAAAGAACTAGATAAACAAATAGCTAGAACTGTAATTGATAATGATGAAACTTTAACTGTAATTGACCAAGAGATTGATAGTAACACACAAGCACTTGGCGAGTTCCAACCACAACCAATAACATTACCTACAATTTAATGTGGCACAGGATTTATTACAGCAACTTCAAAGCATAAGAGAAAAAGCAGTAAATAATTTAGAAGCACAACATCAAAGATTATTAAACGATACTTTAAGAACTTTAGAGCAAAGAGTTGTAGCTACAATATCAGAACTTCCTATTCAAGATGGTGCATTATTTAATACAAGACTTGCGATTGAAATAAGACCAAAACTACAACAAGCAATAGAAGAACTTTATTTAGCAAGAGTTCAAACACTAATAAATGATTACGACCAGATTGCAGGAACTATTGTAGCAACTTATGGTAAGCTTCCAATACCTGCTGAGTTTAAACAAATTACTGAAGCTGATTTAGTTACTATTCAACAATTAAAGAAAGTTGCATTTAGTCAATTCCAAAACCTAGCTAATGAATTTACAAACACACTAGCACAAGAAGTTTATCAATCTACATTAGTAGGCAAACCATTTCAGGAAGTAGTGCAAACAGTTAGAGATAAGATTAATGGAATATACCAACAAGCAGATACAAGGAAGCAACAAGAACTTGTGGACTTCGTACAGAAACAAAGAATCGCTGGAAAGACAAATACAGAAGATTTTAAAACAGCAGTAGATGAACTTAAACAAACTTATGGTTCTACTGTTACAGGTGCAAACTTAGCAGTCTATTCATCTCAAATAGTACAAGATGCTTTAATGGGATTTGATGGACAGTTTGCAAAGTATAGAGCAGATGAATTAGGATTAACAAGTTATGTTTATTATGGAACTATCATTAGAGATAGTAGAGATTTCTGCGTAGAACACGTGAACAAAGTATTTACTGAAGAAGAAGCTAGAGCATTATGGCAACAAGACTGGCAAGGTAAATCTGGTAGCGACCCATTCTTAGATAGAGGTGGTTATAATTGCAGACATCATTGGCAACCAGTTGATACTGATTGGGGTACTGTTAATGAAGATGGTACTTTTGAATACACAGTAGAATAGAACATTTTAGCAACATACTGTTGCATTTTTACAATTTCCTTGATAATTGAGACTAATAACAATATAGAAGGAGAACAAACAATGAACGACCAAGTAAAACAAGAGTCGGTTGAGAATACAGCAACTCAAACAAATGCTGGAGTAGAAGTTTCAACAAATCAAGAAACTGAGAACAAAGTTTTTACTGCAGATCAGTTAGAACAAATAGTTCAAAGAAGATTAGACAGATATAAAAAATCTGTTTCTAATAAACTTGATGGAATAGATATTGAAGAAGCTAAAAAGTTACTTCAAGAAAAAAAAGAAAAGGAACTAGAAATCGCTAAACAACGTGGCGAGTTTGATAAAGTTCTGAAGGAGACGGTATCAAAAAAGGATTCAAAAATTCAATCGTTGGAGACTGAATTAAAAAGGATTCGTATAGACGAAACTTTAGTCAATGTAGCTAGTGGAATGAAAGCTGTTAAACCAGCAGAAGTTAAACAACTACTAAGATCAAATGTTAGACTAAACGATCAAGGTTCTGTTGAAGTTATAAACGAAGATGGAACTCCTAGATATTCAGACGCAGGTGAACCAATGACAGTAAATGAATTGGTAGCCGAATATTTAAAAAACAACCCACATCATGTTTCCTCTACACCAAGTGGTGCAGGAAGCAGAAGTCAAGTTGGTGGTGCTACTCCAAAGCAAGTAAATATTGGTGATCTTGATTTAAGTAATCCTAATGACAGAAAAATATATGCTGACATGAGGAAACAACGAGAACAAGGTATATTTAAAATGAAAATAACTAACAACAATAACAAACTATAAAAAACTATGGCAAACGAAACAACAAGTTCAACATTAAGTGAACTATTTACGAATATAACTCAAGAAGCTATATTCACATTCCAAGAAACTTCAGTTATGAGACCACTT